GCCATTTTTATAGTCGATGGCCATGACTTTTCTCGCTTTGGCTTCTTGGGCTTCAGTAATGGTCGGTGGTCGATGTTCCCTGAGCCTTGTTTTCTGTATTTTTCCACCTCCGAGTTGTTCGAAGAATGGTAAGAGCTTGGTATCAATCTCTTTCATATTCCAAACATGGGTATAGATGCTGGGATCAGGGCCCAGCATATCTGTGTTCGTTCGACAATGAATTCTAATGTAATTGTTTTTTAAGTGATGCTCATAGGTATCAAGGAAGTGATCCAGGTTATTAAGATGAGGATACTGTTCCTGACAATAATAAAAGCCACTTATAATCTTATCGATGGGATCACGGTAGACAGCAATTCTAATCTCACAGTCTTTGAGTTCTTTATGATAGGATTCAAATCCTTTCTCACGTCCGATGTAGGAATCTTCGCCACAAAAATCTTGAACATTGGTCCCACTGTGGTACGTAGGTTTCTCATTCCATAAGAGTTGACCTAAATAGTTAATGATGGTTGTGGAACCTGCTTTATTATTCCTGACATACCCTAGACGTTTACCGCCCAAAGTAACACGGACTAAGGCCATGATTTTCCAGGGACGCCTAAGAGGGGACGTCCATCGAATAAATTCGTTTTAGCAAACGGACCATTGGCATGATTGTAATGAAGAAAGACTTGCGAACAAACCTTTCCTTGAAAAGGTTCACGCCAGTGTTCAAGTTCGCAACCTGAATAAATAAGCATGTCTCCAACTTTTAAATCGACTCGCACTCCTTTGGGAGCTCCAGGTTTAACTGTCTTCTCTGTTTCTACTTTACCATAGATAACAAAATCAGCTCCTGATGGATCTATAAAAATAGGCCATGGGTCTCCTCCTAGATGGAGGGTTGTAGAGACCTCACAACTCGGTCGATCTTTATGGCGATGTAAAATATTTCCTTTTTCATAAAGCCGTGTGTACGAATACGTTGGAATTAAATCCATTCCTGTTTTTGCTTTCATGATGGGTCTCATATATTGAAGTAGTGTTTCCATAACCCAGTCGGCATATTTAGAATAACAACCCGGCACCTGCGGATCTTCTTTTCCAATCAAAGGACTATAAGGATTCACTTGATTCTTTTTCACCATAAAACTCACAGCATCTCGCTGCAGCATCATATAATTAAAGATAAAATTTGCCATTTGCTTGGGAAGCGCTCCTCGGATCACTTGATATTTTTTAGTTTTAAAACTCATATTACTCTTCCCTCTTTATCTACTTGAATAAAATTAAAAGAAACCGATACACGCCAGCCTTTTTCTCCTTTTTCTTTAGACTCATTGATTTCCACACCATGGGGAACCCATGCAGGAAACATAATTATTTGTCCTTCGATCGCGGGATAAACTACTATACGCCATAAAGCTCTGGGTACCCCTTTAACTCGTCGAGGCATTATAATATTAGGCCCTGGTCGTGGATCTTCAACAAACAATCGTCCTGAGTTTTCAGGAACTTTGACATAGTAAACACCCGACCATTGAGAGTTGGGGTGTATGTGTTGCTTGTTATAGGCTCCTGGATAATTAATATTGGCCCACATATTGCCTAGTCCGGGCTTAGGTTCCATGCCATAGTCTTTATAAACTTCATCCTGCATCATAAAAAGTTCATCGGTTAAAGGTTGGTATTCTTTTTTAAAATTCATATCGGTGGGACTATGCCAGCCTCCACCAGCATTCGTTTTGATTTCACTTTTATCTTTTTTACTCCAGGCCTTAATGAGAGGATATAAATATTTATTTAGTTTTTTAGGATCCTTAACCATTTTAAAATAAACAGGAGTGGGGAATAAAATTTCACGGTTCATTTTTCACTCCACCAAAAAATTAAGGTTTTCCTATCTTTATCTTTAACTTTTTCTACTCCATGCCATACGTTGCTTCCATTAAAAAAAGTTAATAATCCTATTTTAGGCTTTACTTTAATTCCGTTCTTTGTAAAAAATAGACCTCCCCCAAAATCCTCGTTTAAATAAATCGAACTACTATAAGTAGTGTTAGGTCTATAGGTATGAATGTGCAGTTCAGAAGATGAAGTTTGGTTCCAATTTTGAGTTTGTGCTTGCTCTATTTTTAAATTTAAATTAAATTTTTTATTTAAAAATTTTCCAAGTTTTTGTGCTATAGGGTCTTTAGTAATATCCTGAGTTCTTGAGGGCCAATCAAAATTTCCCACACCTAGATCTTTTATCGTGGAGGCATACCTCTTGCATTCCCTCTTGGATAAATAATTTTCAAAAATATAAACAGTCTCTTTACCTTTTTGAAGTTTTTTCATTTAAACGGAGGTCCTCCAAACCACATCACTAAGGATCGTCTCATGCCTTTCTTAACTTTAGCCACCCGATGACGAAGGAAACTACAAAAGAAAATGGCTTGACCTTGTAGAAGATGAGGAGGTTTATTACCCTCCGTCATAAACTCGAGATCACCACCTGTAAATTCAGAAGGATCAGAAAGCAAGATGGTCATAGATATCTTTCTAACCGGAGGTTCATGTATACAATTCACCTCTGCGTCCATATGCCAGTCATAAAATCCTCCTTTAGGATATTCAGTAAATTGTCCAACCTCGGTAAGCCGCATTCCTTCATAACCAAAATGATTACCATTCACTTGGTTCATCGTACGTTCAATAATTCTATACATGTCCGGCATCACTTTAAAAGGAATCCAACTGATGGTGGTGACTCTCATTTTAGTATCACGCTTTCCGTCGCCCCCGGCCGTACCTATACTCCCCACCTTAGCCTCTTCAGCCTTTTGCTGATGGCCTATGTTAATAATATCCTGACACTGTGCAGGACTAAAGATCGGAGCTATCGTATTAGCCAGTAAAGATTTCCATTTAGGTTCAAACATTATTGAGCCGTCCTTGAAGCTACCGGATTATATTCAACATCGACATTACAAACCAACGTTCTTCGTTTTGCTTTTTTATTAGTGAAAGGATAAACGACATGTCTGACGTCATAAGGAAAAACATAAAAATCTCCTATCTTCATTTTAGGAGAATAGTCAGCCGTTACAAATTGACCTGAAGCACTTCCCATAATTTGAAGTTGTCCATTCATCGGTTGATCAGGACGAGCTAGTTCAGGTCCCATGTCTTTGGGAAGTTTAAGAATCATCACGGAAGATAAACCCGTAAAGAGTTTCCCTTGATGAATATGAACAGGGTTATAATCTCCTGCTTTCATTTCATTAACCCAGATAGAATTAATATCCATATTGAATTCTTCAGTTTTATTCCATTTTAAATAGTGATCAAAAATAGAATAGAACCATTTTAAAATATCCTCAGAAACATAACTGTGTGCATGCATCTTTTTATTCGTAGGTCCCGCATAGAATAAGGAAACTTCATCGGGTATTTTTCCTGCAAGTTGCTTATTAGCATTGGGTAAATGTTTTTTTTGAGTTTCGTAAAGTTCATTAAGCCCGACAAAGACTTCAAGAGGCACTTCATATTTTAAAACGGATTGTCCGAGGAATACAAAATCAAAGTTCATTTTTTCTTCTTTCATATTCTCTCGCACGTGAGGGAAGGCCTTCTATCTCCGTAGGAATATAATCTTCCGTAGCTGACATTAAATCTTGGGGTACTTCGCTTGTGACAATTTTAACAGGGACTTCTTTATACCCTAGTTCGAGAGCAGCAAGATAACGATTGTTACCAATGCAACATTTATAACGATCCCCTTCTTGAATACAGAGTAAAGGATTAACCATTCCTCGTTTCTTCATCGAGTCCCTTACCTTTTGATAGAAAGGACTTGTCGTTTGATTATGAGGATTTTTTTGTAGCTGCTGGTTTCTTAGAAATACTTTTTCGATTGGCACCATCATACTTCAGTTCTCCCGATTGTCTTACACGTTTTAACGTTTCTAGTTGACCCAGGACATTAAAGACTTCAGGTTGTGAAGAGCCTGGTGTCAAGGTTGCTTTCTTTTCTTCGAGTTGATGCAGGTAAGAGTCAGCTTGATGGGTGTTTACATTTTTATCATCAAACGTACCATCATGAAATTCTTTCTTAAGTTTAGACCAGGTTGAAATTTCTCTCATCCTTGCTTTGGCTACCAGTTCCATGTTGGCTCGGCCATATAGTTTTTCTTCAAGTTCAATTTTAGCTAGTTTCTTTTCAAATTTATCTTCATTCGGATTTATAATTTTGTGTTCTAATTTTTCAATTTCCACATCATTCTTTCTGTAATCAAAAGAAAGATGCATCAAGTTTTCAAAGTGGGTATTCTGTTCACGAACCGATTGCCAATATTTGGCAGCATTATTTCCATATTTATTGTCGGATAGAACAGAGAAACGCATTTCAGTTTCTGTTCTAAACATTTGTTTTTTCATCCAAGTATCCTGAAGTTCAGGAACCATCTTTTTAAATTCAGATGCTTGAGACCTATCAAGTAAAACCATAAGGTGTTTAACTTCCTTATTAGCGTGCGATTGGATGTTTCTTTTTTCTTTATTCATTCTTTCTCCAATATAGCATATTTTTAAATCATATGCAAGGCTTACGTTGCCGTAAAGGTCTTAACTGAATTACCTGAAGGAACTGTCCATTCTTCGCAAACATTACTATAAGGTATACCACTACCACTTCCTCCCCAGTAAAGAGAATTTAAACTAGGACTATTGGCGGCAGCTGCTCCATCATATCTTCCCTGTGCTAAATCTGCTACTTCTGTCCAAGATGTCCCATCAAATGTTTCTGTATAAGCTTGAAAACCTGGTGATCCTCCACAAAACATCCCAGCTGTTTGTGTTCCACACCCACTGTTCGGGTTTTTTCTTGCATTATTTATATTATTCGCAGCAGTCCAGCTTGTACCATTCCAGGTAGACGAAGTATTGGCTGCAGATCCGATATTGCCTGCGGCCATTACTGCCGCTGTTTGTGTTCCAAAAGCTGCCATTGACATAGTAGGTACAAGTAAATTATTTCCTTCTGTCCAAGACGTTCCATTCCAAGACTCCACTCCATTATATCTTGTTGGAGATGGTCCCGGGGGTCGTTCTCCTCCGATACAAAGAGCGGCTGTAGTAGTTCCACATCCATTTAATTCTTTTCTTGCTACAAGAACATTCGCAACTTCTGTCCAAGAGGTTCCATTATAAGTCTCACAAACGTTAGTCATCGGATAGGCATCAGCATAGCCAGTAAAGGCAATCGCTGCAGTTACAGTCCCTGCACTTCCTAAAGAGTACCTTGTTGTATTTAAATTATTTACTTCTGTCCAAGAGCTGCCACCATATAATTCAACTTGATTTTGTAGAGTAGGACCCGAAGTTCCTCCAATACATAGAGCTGAAGTTTGAGATACTCCTGCACCAGCTGAGTTATTTCTTGGTGTATTTAAAGCTCCACCTGAAGACCAGGCTCCTGTGCCTAGTGAATATCCATATGCTTTTAAAGTTGTGCTTGTTGTGTTGTACCAGACCTCTCCTAGTTGCGGATTGGCAGGATCACTCGCAAGTGATTCTATATTGAAACCTTTTATTGTTGAATAAGTTGCCATTAGCTCACCGTCACCGTTTTAATTGTATAAACTGGATCAGTCCATTCTTCGCAAACATTACTATAAGGTATACCACTGCCACTTCCTCCCCAGTAAAGCGAGTTTCCCGAAGGACTATTGGCGGTAGCTGCCCCATTATATCTTCCCTGGGCCAAATCTGCTACTTCTGTCCAACACGTCCCATCAAATGTTTCTGTATAAGCTTGAAAACCTGGTGATCCTCCACAAAACATCCCAGCTGTTTCTATTCCACACCCACTGTTCTGGTTGCTTCTTGCATTATTTATATTATTCGCGGCAACCCAACTTGTACCATTCCAGGTAGACGAAGTATTGACTGTAGATCCGGTGTAGCCTCCAGCCATTACTGCTGCTGTTTGTGTTCCAAAAGTTGCCATTGATTGTGTAGCTACAAGTAAATTATTTCCTTCTGTCCAAGACGTTCCATTCCAAGACTCCACTCCATTATATCCTGTTGGAGATGGTCCCGGGGGTCGTTCTCCTCCTGTACAAAGAGCTGCTGTTTGTGTTCCACATCCGTTTACTTCTTTTCTTGCCACAAGAACATTCGCAACTTCTGTCCAAGAGGTTCCATTATAAGTCTCACAAACGTTAGTCATCGGATAGGCATCAGCATAGCCAGTAAAGGCAATCGCTGCAGTTGCAGTCCCTGCACTTCCTAAAGAGTACCTTGTTGTATTTAAATTATTTACTTCTGTCCAAGAGCTGCCACCATATAATTCAACTTGATTTTGTAGAGTAGGACCCGAAGTTCCTCCAATACATAGAGATGAAGTTTGAGATGTTCCTGCACCAGCTGAGTTATTTCTTGGTGTATTTAAAGCTCCACCTGAAGCCCAGGCTCCTGCACCTGCAGTCGCATATTTAAGTGCAGTCGTAGCTGTATTATACCATACCGTTCCATCCGCTTCTGAAGCGGTTGGATCAGAAGCTTTGCTCTGAACTCTAACTCCTTTAATTTCTTTGTACGTTGCCATAGTTAGTTCCTACGGTAATATATATTTAACGGGTCTAGAGTAATTGGCTTTATACTCTGCAGATTCAGCATCCCATGCTACGCCAGCTTCTTCCATCTTCGCATCAACAATTGCTTGTGCATCAGCTTTAACTTTAGCGGTGCCACTCACTCTGTTGATCCAGGATACGCCTGCAGCGTTATTACCTACAACCCAAACATCGCCAGGATGACCAGACAGATAGAAATCATTACGATCTTCATGCGTAAAGAAATCCTTCCCCCAGTTAGTCGCTGTACAATATGTGTTTGCCATAGTTTCCTCCTTGTTATTAAAATTTGTTATATCTCATTGTTAACTCACTGTCACGGTTTTGATTGCATAAACTGGATTAGTCCATTCTTCTGTTGTGGTTAGTGCTGGTGCTCCACCTGTTACAACTCCTGCTGAACCAAGTCCGAATGCGGCCGTTCCATATCGAGCTGTTGCCATATCTGCTGTTTCTGTCCATGAAGTACCATCCCATGAT